AAAGAGTCGCGCCTTGATCCGCCTTCTGGTTGCGGCGGTTTCAAGTTGTGCCCTTCTTTCTTCGCAGAGGCTCGCCCTTTGGCGTTTAAGCCCCCATTCGGATTCTTGCCTTCTTTTCTCTGCCATGCTGGTGATTTAGCCATTTACGACTTTCAAACGTGACTCTCGAATATTTTCGAGCAACGGAATAACAACCTCCTCGCGGAAGTTTCTGGTAAAAGATTCACTACCAATATGTGGCAAGCTAATGTCTACATCAACGTGGACTTTGAACCCCATCTCAGTAGCTCTGTCGCAAAACAAATAGTCCTCGCCAACATACTGGTCATCTCTGATCTCAAAATCAAACAGCGCAGCCATACGCTCGCCAGTTGGTTTGTTCTTGTATGACCACTCAGGATGCGCCTGCGCCATCTTCTCAATGACATGACGTTGAATGAGCATGAACCCTGTACCAATACGCTTGACACGCATCAGTGAGCCATCAAACTCTAAGTTGTCATCCTCAGTCCAATACAAATCTGTAAAGAACTTCTTGTCATGCGATCTGCGTGGGTATGTACCCGCAGTGATATCTCTACCACCGCTTTGAGCCATTAAACGCAAGATGTCGCCTGACGTTGCAATAACATCGGAATCAATAAACAATAGTTCTGTACAGTCTGTTTTCAAAAACTCATGTACCAATGAGTTGCGCGCCAACGTGATGATGGAGCAATTAGAAAGATCAGATAGGGTGACAGAAACACCAAGCCGCATAGCCTCGGGCATTAACTGCACAAGGTTAAATGCGGTCTTGACGTTCAAGCGCCCATCATGGCAAGGTATGCCGATGAACAGCTTACGCCCTGCTAGAACTGCTTGTTTAGACTCAGCCATAGAACGCGGTTACTCCAGTTACCGCTGCACTTAGTGCCAAATACAAAGTAGTATTGAACTTGATACCTTCTCCGGGGATGTCAAAGGTATAGGTGTTTGGGTTTGTATTGCTAGCGATGTCAATCTCCAACAAAACTGTTCCACTTGATCCACCATCTTTAAACTGGATAGTAGCTGCCGTACTTGCCGCTGGGCAAATAATCAAACCTTTAAGACGGGTTGGACCGGCAAATAATGTTCCAGCAACACTTAAATGCGCCGATTTAACGTCAGTTTGCATCATAATCAATCTCCTTTGTTTAAAAACAAGGGGCCGAAGCCCCTAGGACTGATTAGTCAAAGTTACCGTATGGGTAAGTTGTAGTGTTACCGATGTTGGGATCGTTCTGGGTGTAGCCAATACGTATATTGAACTTACCAGCAGACAAGGCCGACAGACCTGTACCTACGATAGCCAAAGTAGCAACAATCTGAGACACCGATGATGGGCTGCTTGTGCCCGTGTTGATGTCAGATGTAGTAGCCAACATGTTAGTCAAGTTAGTTGCGCTATAGGTAGTAGAGATACGACCAGCAGTACCAACAGTTGTAGTGCCCAAAGTTGCAGTCGCATAGGTAGGTGCGCTAGTCACAAACCCGTTAGAGAACAACCAAGAAACCGAACTGTATGTAGAGTTAACTGTAGTCAGTGCAAGGAGGTAATCAACTGTGATTGAGTCGATCGTAGAACCTGTAGGAACCCAGAACACCACACCGCGATAAATCGCAGTAGCCGCATCCGCTGTAGGAGTTACCACTACTGGTGGGTTTGTTGCTCCGCCCGCTGCTGTATATACAGAAGCGTTGACGTTAGGAATAGTGTTTCCATTTACGAATTGAGTAGACGCGCCGGGGTATCCAGCAGTGCCATTTCCACCAGTATTGGCGAAATCAATGTAAATGTCTTGTTCTAACCGAGCGTAACCTACGTTACGGTATGGGCTAAAACGTTGATCGCCAGATAGAACTGGGCCTTCAAATGTGGAACGTGCCATGACAAAAAGTCCTTATGCAAAAGTACCTTACCAATCGTTGCATCGTCTGCTGGGGCAGTGGCGGTAAGGCGGATCACCCAGATGTTTGGAATATACACCATATTTCTATGATGTACATAGAAAAGGGGGCACGGGGCCCCCTTTATTCTTTAAGCACCGGCAGAGCCGTACATGCCTAAAGGATCAGACCAGCCGAAGCTGTAACGCTCACGAGACTTGTAACGGACGTTACCAGTATCGAAGTCACCGTCCATAGACTGACTCAAAGCAACGCGCTCGAAGTGCTTCATACCGTTTGGAACGTCTGTGGTCAAGAACCAAGCGTTTGTATCGGTCAAGAAGTGGTTAATGGTGTAGCCTTCGCTAACAGAACCATTGTTCTTCAATGCGTTGATGTCGTTGTTGTTTGTACCAACACGGAGTTCAGTTTCGAGCAAGCGGGTTGCAACGAACTGGAGTGATGGAGGAACAACCAACTTCTTAGGACGAGCAGCGATCAGCAAGCCACGCTCATCTGTCCACAAGCTGATCTGAATAACGGCGGCTTCCAAAGAAGTCTCGTTCAAGTCTGCTGCAGTAGATGGGATGTTGCTGTTAGTGCCACCAGAGATCAGAGGATGTGATGCACTGAACAAAGGTTGACCGTCACCGCCAGCATATGTGGAAGTGAAGCCGTTGTTCAACACAGCAGCAGCTTTAACCTGCTTGGTATAAGCCATAGAACGAGCCAGAGCCTTGGTATAACGAGCTGCGAGGCTGTCATACAAGTTATCTTCAATCGCCTCTTCAGTCAAGCTGAAGCCCATAGCGATAGTCTCGTGGTTATAGCGAGCAGTCCATGCTTCTTGACCATTGTCGTACTGGATTGCAGAACCTTCGTTCTTCACCGGTGCGGCGTTAAAGCCAGAAAGCTTGGTTTCCTCTTCGAAGCTACGCTCTGATGTCTCAGTTTCGTAGATCTCTTTGTGCTCTTGATCATATGTAGCATATGAAAGGCCGAACAATGCGTTAAGTCCGGGGAGCAATTCCTTCAGTAGTTGTGCGCGTGAAATAGCCATGGTAACTTACTCCTTAAACACCGGTGGTGCTAGTGTACTGGTGCAAGTTAAACTTGACCAAGAACTCGTAATAGGTCGTAGCTGCGACACCGGCTTGACCGGTAGCTGTATCAGGCACAACATCAATTACACGAATAGGCAATGTATTAGTGGTGTCGGCGGAAGTTCCGTCAATACCATAGTACGAGTCGCCTGTGGTGGTGTTACCGGTGGTAACGGAGATCGCTACGTTAGCACCAACAATCGCACGGGTAAACGCTGTAGGAACGGTAGTTTGACCGTTTGTAGCGACTACGCGGAAGATTGCGTTGGGATCATCCACAACATAGGCAAAAGCCATTGCTGTAGAAGTTGACAAGCCAGCTGGGTAGTACTGTCCTTGAACAGTTTGACCTTGGCTGTTAACGTACTGGCAACCGACCAACACGCCTACGTTAGTACCAGTAGCAGTAGTGCTTCCAGCAACAATGTAGCCGCTTGTGTCAACCTTAACGGTGTCACCATTGAGAATAGCGGTCGCGTAAGCTGGCGCTACAGGGATTTGACGGATCGCTCCGGCGTATGGTAGCCCGTCCAGTCGGTTGACTGGCTTGAAACCGTACGTCTTAGAAACAGTGGGATAAGCCATGTTTTAAGCTCCAAAAGGAATGATTAAGAACCTCTGCCAAAGCTGGTCGTAGATTTCTTCTCAGCAAAGAGAGGCATCCGCGAGTCACTTTGACGCATGAAGTTGTTATCCACTGAAAGAGTCTGCGCTTCGCTTTTTTCACGGAACTTAGCATCCCGTTGCTGGACGAACTCGATAGGTGTCTTACAGAGTAACAACCCGCCAATCTCAATATTGCCAACGAATCGGCTATTAGGATCAGCTAACAGTTTCATAGTGGGTTGCTCTTCGACAGATACTGGCTCCCAACCTTCACGCAATTTGCCTGAAAGATTACGGGGGTCGTTCATGTTCAAAGTAGAAACCCTTACCCAACGGTACGCGAACCCCGGCTCCTTATCAGGCTCCGGTAATAGAGATGCTTCCTGCCACTGTTTAGGGCGCTCTTGCAATTCTCTGCTTTCCATCTCGCGTTTCAATCTGTTATTTCCGCTCATATTAATTCTCCATTTTTGCTAATTCACGAGCATACTGCTCGGGGGATATTCCAAGTTTTTTCGCTACACCGACTTGCGTCTTAGACAGCGTAATTTTCTTTGGAGCCGTACTGCGTTTAGCAGGGGCTACCACCGTGCTTGGTCTTGTGCGCTGTGGCTTATCGTCATCAACGTTTTGCTCGCTAGCAAACTCTTCTGGGAATCGTTTGCGTACTTCTTTGTCGATACCTTTAAAGTATTCGTCTGTGCCTACAAAGGCTTGTCCGTAGCGTTCTGCAAGTTCTTCATGGACACCTTCTGCGTAACGACGCATTCCGCGTTTGCCCGGGTTTACGAACCATTGGTTCTCTGATACCCAAGCAGACACTTTCGGGTCCATCTGCTGCTGTGCAGGTTGCTTTTGGGTAGTTTGTACCTCATTTTCGTCGATTTGTACAGTGGGTTTGAAATTTTTTGCTTTATCAAGCTTCATTTCAGCCCGCATAAGCTCTTTTTGGGCTTCCAAAAGCTTATCTGCATCGCCCATGTCATAGGCTTCTTTATAGTTGCGCTCTGCTTTGTCTACTTCTAGCTCAGCGGAAGCCTTATAGTTACCTATAAGTTCTGTTTCGCCTTTCTGAAGCATACCTTTGAGTTTCTTATTCTCCTCTAGTATGTTCTGAGCTATCTGTAAAGCCTCTTGCTGCTCTCTATAAGCTGACTCTTTAGCCCTACGCTCGTCATGCCAAGCTTTTTTGTACTGTTTAAACTTAGTTTTGACGTTGTGGGAATAGTCTTTAGACTCGTCAGCCTTCTCTAAATCATCTTTTACCTCATCTGTCAGAGGCTGGACATGCCTGTCCTCTGGAGGGGTATCGTCTTCGATTTCGATTTTTATATCGCCATCGTCTTCTTCATAGGAAACCTCAATGTCATCTCCGGGTTTACCCTTAGATTTCTCTTCGATCTCGTCTGGAAATTTGAAATCATCGTCGTCTTTAGCCATCGTGTCGCTCCTTATTTGCGTTTGATGCCACGAGGATCTTCTACAACAGCTTCGACGGTGTCGTCGTTGATGATGCGGAATTCTCTGCCGTGGATTAGTAGTCTGGATCCCGAGTTGGGACGCACTAAGACAAAGTCACCCTGTTTGCACCAAGGACCGGATGGGAACCGTTTTTCATCCTTGTAGCAGTCTGGACCAAGAGCAACGACAAATAGCACTGTGGTCAGCACCTCTTCGTTACGCATAGTCTCGTCAGCTTTAATCAAGCCAACTTCACTCTCCTCGAACTCCTTCTCGGCTTCTGGGATTGCGCACAAGATCTTGTAGCCTTTGGGCTCAGGAAGTTGTTTTGCTTTCTCATCGTCCTTCTTGTGCAGCACTTGCGACAAGTCCACTGCTTGACTGAGATCAATCATCTAGCTTCTCCATGTTTTTTGTAAGGTCTGTTAGGAAGTTGCGAGTGGTGAGCAGACCTTTAATTTCCCCACACATCTCGCAATACTCGTCGAAACTCTTAGCCGCTTTACGACCAATCGCTTCTTCGAGTTGTTTGACTTTTTCGTCAATTTTTTGAACCACATGTTCTGTGGCTCGAATTACTTCATACATCAATCACCTTTCTTCTTTGGTTGTGATTTCCGTTGTAGTTCTTGCATCTCGCGTTGATGCTCTAGTTGTTGTTTATGCTTGTGGACTTCCGCCGCTGTACGGAATCCTTCTGACTGTTGTTGACGGTCATGTTGATGTTGCTCACTTGCAGTCTTAGCTGAGAGTTTTTCACCTTCCAACTGTTGCTGTACAGCAATACGCATACGCTCAGTCTGGATCTGCTCTTGCTTCATCTGAGCATCGGTCATATCTTTCTGAGTCTTACGTTGTAGATCAGCCTGCTTAATCTGCAACTCTTGTTGTTGCATCTGGATGAGCGGATCTTGTGCTTGCTGCTGGGCTTTCTGTTGTTGAGACTCTTGCTGATGCTGTTGTAACAACTGTTGAGACGCCATAGCTGCCATCTGAGAAACTTTGACTTCCATTTCTGGAGACATCATTATTTCGTCTTCATCTTCTTTGTATGCAGGTAATGGTTGTCCCATAGACATCTCCATCTGCTTGCGGTACTCCATACCCAAATGCTCTGCAACGTGAGCTGATAGAGCCGCAGAAATAGCTTGCGCCATTTGAGGATTCTGCCCAACTAACTGCATGATGTGTGGGTCTTGCGCCGCCGCCATATGCACTGCGATGTGTGCTTTATGGTCTTGATACAAGAATGCTTTGACAGGTTTGTTAGTAAGAATATTCTGGTTCTCTGTGACTGGGTCACGAGGCTTCATATCTTCTTGTACAGGCACTAACTTCTGGTAGTTTCTAATGCCCAACACATCTAACATTTGACGATGCAAGACTGGTAAGTCATAGATCTGTGGTGCTGTCTGAGCTAGTTGTAGAGCCGCTTGATACTGAACAACCTTCTGAGCCATAGTAGCTGCATTAGGATCAGATACAGGTACGACGTCCACATCATCGTAGTCACTCTGTTTAACAGCGCGGTCACCAGACTCTGGCTCATATGGATAGCTAGGTGGAGTGAAATCACGAATTATCTCTTTCAACAACTTGAACTCTTGACGCATTGCATAGTGAATACGCGCCTGTATAGCAGACATCGTTTTCAACTGACGCTCAAGAATAGCTAACGTCGTACCGACAGGAGCTTGTGCGCTCATGTCTGACGTGTTCAAGTCAACCGTACCAGCGAATCTGCGACCATCTTCAATGATCTGATTCATCAGCGACGCTAGAACTTGGCTTGGCTCCTTGTATGGAAGAGCCATGATGTTGTCACGCATCGTTCCACTTGGGACATCCATATCCCGGAACTCCCCCGGTGCTATCGGCGTGTCGTCACCCTTAGATCTAAGCCCACGAGTTTTAAAACCCCCCGGAAGATTAGAAAGAGTACCAGCATCCACAAGCTGACGAAGAATAGAAGTACCAGACTTGGCGAAAGCACCAATAAGATGAATAAGCCCGAAAGCATAGAAGCCAAAGCCCGGTATATACGGGTAGTGAACGAAGTGTTGTCGTTTCTGGTGCGTATCATCGTCCGGTCTCCAGTTGCGTCTAATAGATAGAACTTCTCCTGTTGCCTTCTCTATAGTTACAACGTAAGGCAGAGCAATACCTGTTTCTTTACCCTTCTCGTCCTTGTGCTCATAACCGGGGAGGTCTAACTCCACATGCATCTCGAGCAGTTTGTATCTATTGTCTTCAGTTGCTCTGAAACCCAGCTTCTCAGCAATCTTTTTCTCAACCTCATCCATGACATTCATGGGAGAGCCTAGGTCTATCTTGCGGTAAAACCCGGCATGCTGAAGCATTTTTACTTCGTTCTCAGTCTTACGCATTACGTGGGTAACACGTTCTGCTGACTCTAGGCTAGACGCGCCATATGGAACGACCAAGTCTTCAGCAGGGACAAACATCGCTGCTGGTCTATCTGTCTGAAGATCGACGTATACTTTCTTGAACGCGTTGCCAGCGAGACCCAGACCCCACAGCATACGCTCGTGTTCAGGTCTGTATTCGACCATCTCTTCGGTCAAGCGGTAGTTCATGTCCTCTTGGACACGTTCTGCCGCTTTCTTTTTCTCTGGTGTTTCTTTGCCAATAATTTTTGCTTTGACAGGACCCGCTGCTGGGAACGTCTCCATCATTGTTTCTGCTTGGAACTTAACTACTGACTCAGTAAGTAGTGGGTGATAGACACCACATGCGCCGGGCCAAGGCTCAGTACGATCTTCAAGCTTCATACCGAGTAACTCAAGACCATCTACATAGGTCTGTACCCAATCTTTGCGTGATGAGATATCTGTATCAAAGTCACCAACCAGATCACCCGCAATCGATGCGAGTTCACCTTCGGTCATCTCTTCAGCGAGGTTCTTCTCAAACTCGTCTTCATCCTCTTCTTTTGTCATCTCAAGGGTGAAGTCGCCAGCACTTATGCGTACTGCTTCTGGGTCTTCAATCTCTATCTCAATAGGCTCTTCTTGCTCACTCAACTGATCTAGTCCTTGAGGTGCTTGATAGAAAGCCTTATCCATGTTTGTTGCCATGATGTATCCTTAATAGTACGCAGCTTTTTTGCGATATTTGCGCAGGAAATTATCTTCCGGCTCGTCAGTCGAAAGTCGGATGAACCCACCCTGCCTGAATCTTAACAGTGCTAGGGTAGTTGAGTCCACCAAGTCGTCATTGGTGCCCGCTGGGAAATCGTTGCATTCTTCGATCACTTCTTTTGCCCATCTGCGGTCTGGTGCGTATACCACACCTCCCTCAAAGAGAGATGACACCGCATTCACACGGGCGATCTTGTCTTGTCCTTTGCCGGGGGTGAACTCCCCAACAGGTATGCCCATCCGTCTGAACTCCTGATAGAGAACCGATCCGTTGGATTTCTTCTCAACCATAAACGCGTCTGGCTCCCACTCCCTGTACTCTTCTAGCACAAGTTTCTTCAAGTCTGGATACTCCAGCCGTTTCTTGATCGAGTTCAGCAAAATGATGGCGTAATTATTCGTCTCTTCATTAAAAAAGACACCCCACGTAGTTAAGGCGTTATAGTCAGCACGGGTGTTAGCCTCTTGAGCCGCGTCAAGTGACATGATCGTGAACTCGCATTGAGGAGGGGATTCTTTATCCCAAATTTTCCACCACTCCCTCTTTATTAGAGCGCCCTCTTCTGAGGTGGGTTTTTGCATGTACTGGGCATTCCAGTACCGGATATCGATTGCCGCCTTCTTTGCCAACAACTCGTTGACATCCCAGAACTCAGGCCACAGTGCTTCCCCGTCATCTTTAATAGCAGGAAACTCTACGACCTCCCAAGGATCCACATCCTCGTTGCGCTCCATCTGGTTGACGATCATGCCCGTTAAGTCCAGTTTGGACCAGCGTGTCATAACGACAATAATCGCGCCTCCCGGCATAAGACGCTGTAGAGGACCAGACTGAAACCACTCCCAAGCAGGAAGAAAGACATCAGGCCGACCAGTCTTA